GCTTCAAGCACCGCGCCATCGACGGAGGTCAAGACGCCCAGGCGATCCAACTCGGGAACGATGCGCTTCCACTCTGCCAGGGCATCACCTTTAAGCCAGTCAGGACAGACAGGCGCACCCTTGGAAGGCATGGGCTCGGCATGATTCATCGGCCTTTTGCCGGGGTTTCCTGCGAGTTTTTTAAGTGCGGTTGGGGTCGGTCTATTTGCCATGGTCTTCAATATCCAAGTGCGGACGCGTGCGTGTGGGGGCGCGCACGGTTCGGAGGTTTTTCTTTCTGGTGATTTTTTCCCTATCCGGAATAATCTCTGCGCGTCTTGCGGGAATGGCAGCTATGACACAGGCCAGCCAGATTGCTGAGGTCGTTGTTGCTCGCATCATTGTCGATATGATCCACATCGAGGCTTGCTCTGGTACGCCCTTGCCGCAGGCATTCCACGCATAAAGGTTGTTGGATGAGTACATATCTCCTAAGGCGCGCCCAGGCTGCTCCATTAAGCGCCAGCGTCCTGTTCGGGGTTAGCGCCTTCTTTCTGTCCGCTTTCAGTCTTGGCGCGTTTGGTCTGTGCTGTTTGATTACGTTCGGCATCGGTTAACCTGGGCAGGTTTTCATACTTGCGTACCTCATCGATGAGTAGCCATCCATCAGCTATCCCCTTGCTGTAGAAGTCAGCCCTATTGCTGCTATCCCCTCTCAGCAGCCCTTCCGCGCTATGCTCGGCAAAGTAGATTCTCCTGCCGGCTGGGGTAAGCAAGGATGAGCTGATAGACTGCTCCCACATGGTCATGTGACGGCGCAGGGTATGGACTACAAACACGCGATTCATCTCGACGCTGTTGGAGTAGGTGCCGTAGCGCAGGTCCCCTATGATGGTAGGGGGCACACGGAAGAGCCTTGCTATTTCCTCTACAGAGAATTGACGCGCTTCGATCCACTGCGCATCCTCCATGCTCATCGATACAGTGGAGTAGTCCACCCCTTCTTCAAGAACGGCTGTCTTTCCGGCATTGGCGCCGCCCGCATACTGACTGGCCCAGCTATTCCCGATACTGATACGTTGATCCTCAGTCAATCTGCCTGGAAACTTCAGCACTCCTGATAGCTTGGTTCCATTGGTGAAAGTGGAGTTACCGTGATCACGCTCGGCCAGTGCCAGTTGCACAGTCTCACGGCTTGCCGTGATAGGTGCCACGCCCACCAATCCATTATCCGAACGGTGGCGAAGATGAAATACTTCCTCTTGCAACAGTCGCCTTACTCTGCCTTTTGTGTCTGTAACGTCATATGCAAGCCTTCCATTATCGAGCTGCAGGGTGGTTACCCGGTCCGGCATCAAGGGAATCAGGGCGACTACCTGCCCATCATTTCCCCTTATGATTTCCGCATGAGCATTGCCGCGCAGCAGCACCATTGCGGTCATCATCTCCCTGAACTCCAGGGCGGTTTGCAGCTCGTTCGGCTGCTCGTGCAATACGCGATAAAGGGGATGATCGGGAGCACGCTCCCTGCCATCGTCAGGGGTGCGCCGGTAAAGGATCAGGGGCAGGGATGCAATCGTTTCACTGATGGCCGATACGCACGCGTAGACGGTTGAGAGACTCTCCGCTCTGCCCGGGGTGATGCTCCCGCCACGCAGCAAGGGATGATTCCATGATGGATCCTTGGCGTTATAGGTCCGTCGCTCCAGGCCAATGAAATGCAGTGCGCGATTGAGCAGGCTCATTCGTACGCCTCAAGCGTTACATGGTAGAGCCCGATACTGTCGAAGTATTCCTTCTTGCGCCAAAGATCCATGCTGCGCTTCGCAACAGTGGTATCGAGATAAGCAGGGTTTGCCGTGATGGTTATTTCTTGCAGATCGACCGTAACCAGATCACGCATCAACTGGCCTGAGCGCATCTCCCAATGATCGCCGTCTTTGGGCACCCTGAAGCCGAAGGAACAGCCGGCAATGTCGCCACGCTCCACCAGTACGCCAAGGTCACGCGCATAGCTGGTATCGGGCAAGGACAGTTCAAAGCGCAGCCCCTTCCAATCTTCTTGCAGTGTGAGGGTACGTGAACCTACGCGCCCCAGAAGTCTCTGCGGATCGTGCTCAAGCAGTGCGCGGATATTGGAAGGTTTTTCCAGGGACCGATTGAATGCGCCGGGCAGTATCTGTTCGACAAAACCGCCCAGGTCTTGACTGGGGGAGTTATAAATCGCCGCGTAGCCCCACAGCTTGCCAGGAGAGTCCATGAGCAGCGCCCCTCCCGATCTTATCTCGATGGTATCTGAGACCATGGCGCACCCTTACGATACGGTTATGTCGTTCGCCAGGACAAAGGCGGTAGGTTGCCGCAGGGCAATGTCACAGGTCGCCATTGCGCGGACCAACACGCCGCCACGAGCATAGGCCGTGCTGTCAAAGGGGTTCACCAGAATATCCAGTTCGCTCCAGATTCCCAGCAGCACCTGGCTGAAGTCGCCCAGGATTAGCTGGCCTTTCGCCGGTGAACCAGTCGTAAGCGGAACCTGTTTCGTGCTGTGGACAGGCAGATCAGCCATGCGACCGTTCTCGGAAAGGTAGGTCGCTCCTGCCGTTGCTGATTTCAGCGTTACACGGAGTTTCTTGGTAACGCCCGGAGAAGTGAGCCATGCGCCTGCTGTGGCGTTTGCCAGTTCGATTTTCTCGACCATGGACGCAATGCCTGCCCAGTCCAGGGTAGCCAGGGAGCTGGTCTGAATGCCGGTCGTGCCGATGATTCCTTTCGGCTCATTGGTCCCGCCGCCTTTGATCAGTGCGCTATCGAGCGCGGCAGCAATGGCGAATGACATGTCATCACGCAACAACTGCTCGATGTCAGGGCTGCTCTGCTGGATCAACTGACGGGACATTTCAGACAATGCGCCAACATGCTTGGGTGAAAGCGACTTGCTGGCAAAGGTCATGTCGGAAGCAGTCAGGGCAGAGTTTTCAGCTACCCATCCGCTCGTGACCCCAGAGCCGTAAGCAGGGATGGATACGTCGCCTTGCAGGCCGCTTAAGACTCGTACGCCAAGGGAGCGTGCCAGGAGCTTGTTGCGCAGGGGCTCGATGAACTGATCAGGCCGATGGTCTACAGGGACGATTTGACCTGCGGTTGACGTGAGGTTTACCCGCTTTTCCAGAACGGAGAGGGGTACGAACGTACCGCCAGCTTTGCGGCCTGTTCTACGCTCTACTTCACGAGAATATTCGGCTTCAGCGCCAGACAGGGCCCGACCTTCCATGCCAGCCCGGATCACGCTCAATAGGCTGACGTTGTTTTCCAGTTCGGTAAAAGACTTGTCGCCGCTTACCGGGGTCCCTGCCATTCTCCGCTCTGCTTCAGCCAGGAAGGTTGCGCGTGCTTCCTGCCCTTCCAGGTCGGTCACTTTCGCCTTCAGGTTGTCGAATTTTGCAGACTCGTCAGCCGTCAGATTCCTCTTTTGAACTTGTGCGCCCTCAACGATCGATCGCATCTCTGCGACAGCCAAAGCGCGCTGCTCCTTGATAGAACTCAACATCAAATGCTCCTGTAATAAAAAGACTTGGCTAACTTTTATCACAGGAATCAAGCTATTGCAAGTAATATTCTTTTAAATCAATTAGATAGAATAAAGATGAATAATAATCAACAATGCATTTAGGATGTCACTTACCAAGTTTCAAGCATACAGGATGAGTATGTGAACGTGCTAAAATGAGCACTCATTCATACTCGGGAGAATAAATGGAAAATAATTCGAAGCCAGCCACAGAAGAGGATATTTACTTGCTTCAGCGCGAGCTTGACTACGACAGGATTGCAATCGGTTGCATCTTATCGTCCTTATCCAAGCGAATTGATCTTGACCCGGTCTTCAATGAAGCTTTCGAAATCGCTCAAGAAATTTCTGGGGATCTTACTCAGGATGAAGGTACGATCTATGTTGGTAAGATCATTGAGTCGATTAAGGCGTATGCGAACCTTGCACGGAACGCCCCTATACATCCTGATCTGCTAGAGGAGCATCAGGGCTGTGACATTAATGGCCAT